GATCGTGAAGCCCACGAACACAACCAGATAATCGTCATGCTCGCCGGGGGTGTGCGTGTACGTTGCGCCCATCGTTTTCGACGCGGTGACAACGTACTTCCCCCCACCGACAGCGGTGTTGGAGACACGCACCAACGTCGGGTCGGGTGTGGTTGATGCGGGGCAGCACTGCCGCCGCTCCAACGCGGTGACACGACCGTCAAGCCCGGACAGATCATCCCCGCCTCGGGGTGGCACAGTGATCTGCGTCGGATCGCCAGTGCGATCACGGTGTCCGATCATCGGGGCCATCTTGTTGCTTACAGTCACGGTTTCACCCTCCCGTCGATTTCGATTCCAGTGGCGTCAATCAACGCCATCATCACGTCATTCAGCAACCAGAACATCTGCTGAATGGAATCGGTTGTAGCGTTAGGCCCGTTCATGGCATCCATCAATTCCTGGTAAGCCCGCTTGGTCAAATAGTTGTTCAGCACAAACTCAATGACATCGTTGATTGCCTGCCGGGTATTACCCAGATCGAGTTCATGCTTATCGGACAGATCATCCAGAGCGGACTTCTCAGCCTTGTTCTCCAACGCCAGATCGGCGTACTGGATCACAGTGCCGACTTCCTGGTCGATGTACTGCGTCAGGATGCGGACCTGATTCTCCAAACCGGCGATCTGGTTTTTCAGCGGAGCCAAAGCAGCCTCAACAGCAGCCGTATCAACACCTGACGGGTCAAGCGCATCATCGACCGTCAAAACCCGCTTGCCATTCACCGACAACGAGCCGTCAGGCAACTCCATGTCCAAAGAAACAGGCTTATTCGGGCCGGAAATATCCAAACCCTCAATGCTGACCTTGCCGTCATCAGTGTTCAGCCGGATGCTCTTCGGCATCGCCTTGAACTGAGACTGGATCGCCTGCTGGATCATAGGGCCGAACTCAGTGAGTTTTTCTTCCAGCAGTTCCAGCACAGCCGGTTCACCCAAACCGGGAGCAGGTAGGTTAGAGACAGCCGCAGCAATCGAAGCCTCAACCTGCTGCAACGTCACACCGGCAGACTGCGGGATACCCGCAATCGCCGTATCAATCAACGTCTGAACCTGGGCCTGTGTCAGGCCCCCGGTGACCACCCCGCCGCCTAGTGACCCACCACCGTTGGGTAGGACACCGTAATCATCCTGAAGTGTTTGGTAGATCAGTTTCTTAACACCGATCACCGTGAAAACTGTTGTCATAGCCTACTTCCCCTACTGATAATCGTGGAACCGTCACCCGCCACGAACGAGGGGACCAACACAGACATACGTGAACGCCGCACACCCAGGATGTCCCACTCATCGTCGGTGATTTCCAACCGACCAGAAGCTAAATCCTTCTGAAGCTGATACGTGTAATTGCCGTCAGTTTCGGACTGGAAACCTTCCGGGTTGCGGGCCAGCCGCAGCACCGCATCAGACTCAACCTGAATCACATCCTCGACATCAATGTCACCGGACGTGATCTTCGAATCCAATTCGGGGATGCGCCGTTTCAACATGCGCTCGACATCGTCCAGGCGAACCTGAACCAGGGCGCATTCCTCAGGAGTCAGGCAGCGCGCCCACCGCACCGCCACATCGTCAGCAGACGCATACGCCATGACTCACTCCTCAGTGCTAACAGGTTCCTCGACGGTCTTCTTAGCGGCGCGTTTACGCACCGGTTTCACAGGGGCGGCAGCCTCAACTAGCTCCCAACTGCCCGTCTTCACAAGTAGTTCTGCCAGCGTGTCGGGGACTTCAGCCTCGACACCGTTGGCTTTGTTTTTGATTTTCATACGTCCCTCTCACAGGAGATGCAGGAGGGGCGGCAAACACAACCGCCCCTCCCAGCAAACTCACTTGGTCAGCTTGACGAAAGCTTCCGGGTCGTTGACCAGGACACCGAACTCGGCCTCCACACGGACAGCAACCAAGTTGTTCTGCCAGAGCGAAACCAGACCGGAACCGTCACCATTGGCGGACAGGTCCAGGGTTGCCTGGTCCGAAACGTCGTAAGACAGACCGCCGATTTGGCCCCACACAATCTGGGTCCAATCGCCCTGGAAACCAAGAACACCAGTATCGGTGTTGGGCTTCGTGGGGTCAGTGACGTGATCCGACAGGAACGTCGGACGCCCCAGAACCCGGCCCGAACGGAACGGGCTGTTGATGTCCGTGTAGGTGGACTCAATGAACAGCGGACGATCAACCTTGTCCTTCGCCGCGTTCAGAACCGGCTCCGCAATGTCATCGAACAAAGTCCCGTTCCACTTCTTGCCATCAGCGACAAGCAGACCAAGGCCCTCGTTCAACTGGTCGAAAGCGGTGGAACCCGCCCCGCCAAGCTGAATGGACTTCCCGGTGTCGGCAACACACTTGCCGAACGGGCTGTCAACACCGTGCAGAACCGCACCGTCGAACGCAATCGCAATCGCCTCAGCGACCTTGGTACGCATGGTGTTCAGGTAGTTCGCGGGGTTCGCACGCACAACCTCAGAGCTTGCCGCGAAGATCGTAGCGATCTTGTGGGGGACGATGTCCTGCTTGGTCATGTCGCCCTTGGTGACAGGCTTCTGCTCACCCTCACCAACCCACTTGGCCCGAACATCGCCGGTCCAGTGCGGGATACGAACACCAGTCGGACCCAACGGAATCCGCCGGGCAAGCTGCTGAACAACAGAGGTCTTTTCGATCTCAGCGAAATAATCCTGTGCCAGGATCGGGTCCAGGTAACCCTGGAACATGGTGTCGCCGGTTAGGGCAACAGTATTAGGGGTAACAAACGCCATAACAGTATCTTTCTAATTGGGGTTAGACAGCGCCAACGATCCGTTTCACGGTCTCCAACAACGGATCACCGTTCAACGGCAGCACATTGGCCTGCCCTTGTGATGGGTCAATGGGACGCTCATTCGCGGGAGCCTTCCCAAGAAGCGACTTAACCCGCTTCACGCTCTCCGACACCGTGGCCTCATCATCACCCTGGATCAAGGTGACAACATCCATGACATCCTCAGACGGGATGCCAGCCGAAACAACAGCCTTCAACTTCAACAGTTCCAAGGCGCGGGCGGAAAGCTCGGCCTGGGTTTCGTTGAACGCGGACTCACGCTCAGTCAACTTCGACTCGTAGTCCTTGATGACTTCCGTTTTGGCGCGATCAACCGCATCGTTCTTCTCCGTGCGGTACTTCGCGGCCTCATTGCGAAGCTGCTGAACATAATCCAGGCTGAAAGACTCCTGCTGCGAAGCCACCTGGGCGGGAGCAACAGACGCGGTGTCAGTAGTGGGGTTTTCGTCGGACATAGTTAATTCGCCTCCTGGGCATAGAAAAATTGGAACCCATCCAGGGTTCCGTTGACGGGCCTAAGCAGCCTGATGCAGGACTGCCCAATCAAAGGAATTGACCTCACCGGCTTCAATCATTTTGCGAAGCTGGTTGATCGTTTCCCGGTTATCGGTGGTGGGATACCACCCAGCCGGTTTCGCGGGTTGCGTTGCCGTAGCAGGCTTCCCATACGAGTAATATCTTTTATCGGGGTTGTTGCGAAGCTCACGGGAAGCTTTCTTACCCGCCGTGACCCACAACTGCTCGGCACGCTCCTGGGCATCCTTCCCAGGCCAATTAGCCAAATCCCAAACCGGGATCACCTTGCAGTCACAACCGGTGTGCCACTCATTCATGAACTTTTTAATCTCAGCGTCACTGACATAGGCGGCGACAGTGGACTCGTCATCGAACTTCGACCCACCGGACTTTCCTGACCGGTACACGGGGCCACGCGACACCAGCATCAAACACCAGGCGCATGTTTCGCGCCCCGTGGCGACCCTGGCCCACCCCTGAACTGGACGGTTCACATCCATCAGTGGCCTCGCGGGTTTCGACTGCAACTCCTCGAATACGTCCTCGTCGGACTCCACCATCTCAATGATCTGCCTGCGACCGGCCACCTCAACATCCCTGGTGAACTGCAACGTGAAAGCTGCTGCCGCACCGGGGGTGCTGTCCGAGAGGGTCATCTTCTCCCTGACCGGCTCCATCGACTTCACGAACGCCTCGAAGCTAGTTGTCTCCAACAGCACCTCGTGGCGGATCAGCCCCGGATAGAACTGCTCCCGCTGCGTGTCATAGAACTGTCGGGCCAACGTCGCTGAACGCTCCCGGAACTGCTGCAACGGTGGGAACGCCACCCGCAACAACGCGATCCACTCGGACACCGACAGGGCCGGTCTCACGAACAGACCGGCCAACGATTGCGCGTACTGCGCCGCAGCGACAGCCACCACAGTCTGCGCCGCAATGTAGGCGGCTACCTGCTGCTCCTGCTGTTGCGGGGCGGTCACCCGCCAACCACCGGCTTAGACGGCTCCGGGGGTGGGTTAGCGGTCTGAGGGGCAGCCTTAGCAGCCGGGGAAGGTGGAACACCCTCGCCGTACATCGCACCTAACTGAGCCACAGGGGACTCCTGCTGATCCCACACACGCATCTCCTCACGCTCAGTGATGGAGTAACCCATGTCGATACGGGCACGCTCACGGGGGATAACACCCATACCGTTCGCGTACAGCTTCGCCGCAGCGTCAGCCTTAGACGCATACGTCGGGGTGCTGGGATCGCGCCACACCGTTTCCAGGCGATACATCTCCGGGGGGATATCCCCACCCTTAATCGCCTTATACGCCACCCGCATAGCCTGCTCCCACGCCCCACCGAAGATGCGGTTCTTACGCTCAACCTTCTTCACAAGCCGCGACTCCGACGATTTAATCGCCTCAGCCGAAGCAGGATTATCAGAGGAGAAAGACAAGTACTGCGGCGGCAAACCCGTGTACGCGGCAGCCTTACGGTCAAGAGCGTCAAGGGCATCCACGAAGTTGCGTAACTCCGCAGCCGTGAACTGCTGCGCCTTAGCATCAACATCCTCAAACGCCAAAATCCTTGCGACATAAGCATCGAACAGCTTCTCACCGGTCTGCGGATCGACACCGATATCCTCCGGTTTCACACCGAACAACAACCGTTGCGGGATCGCCATAATCTCCGCTGTGCCCTGCATGTCCATCAAAATGCGTGCAGCAGCATCAGTCACAGACCGAAGCTCCGGGGTGATCTCAGACGTGCCATACAAGTCGGACAACCGGGTGCGGTTATGCAACGGGATGACCGGCACCAACATCATGCCGTGCTTCACCCTGGACAGAACCTTCCACTGCCCCTGCTCCTTAACCCACTGGATCGTGTCCTCAGGGGTGTACAAAGTAGCGGCAATAACAGCGGTCTGATCCTCCGTGTACACCACCCGGATAGCCTGCGTAACCTCACGGGTACGCGGATCAATCACCGCGTGCAAACCCGTAGGCGGCTCCACCCTGATAAGCGGAACATCAGGGTCAACATTCAAATCCAACTTCGGATCAGGAGCCGCAACAGTGATATACGTCCTGCCGTACATCAACGCATCAGTGTGACCCAACGGGGCCTCAACATCCAGGTTGTTGGCCTTCCACCAATCCCACAACTCCGCGTCAGCCTCATCCGCGCCGCCCATCCTGAAACCCTCAAGTTCCTGACGTTCAGCAATCGAATCGACATACAGACGCGGATAACCCACATGCGACAACAACTTTCGCATCTCGGGCGGCACCGCCACACCGATAGCGTCCGGGCGGCGTTCCGCGTCGTAATACGCTTTCGCGTCCTTCAAGCCAGCCTGACGCTGCTCGAAGGCGTTAATCATTTCGTCGCGTACCTTCTCGACATCCTGCGCCATTACGAAACCACCACCGCTCGGCGTGTCCTAGCGTTTCTACTCATCAGATAGTCCTGTCTGCCACCGAAAGCCAAAACCGCGCACACGGCTGCGTCAATCTTGCGACTCGAATCCTTCGATGCCTTACGGATCGAAATAGCATCAAAATTGGTGGGATACCTGCGTGCGTTCAACACATGCTGACGCAACGTCAGGTTGCCGTCATGGCGAACCTCACCCTCCAAAACCGCATCCAAAAATCGTTCACAGTCCAACGCGAAACGCTTCGTGTTGCCCCGCATATCGAACGCCACAGGGTTATTCGGGGAAGCCTTAACCTTCAACTGCTTCCGGTAATCCCTCGACCACTGATCGACATACGCCTCGAACTCCTTGACATCCGCCCGGAACGCAACCACATCGAACTTCTCGAAACAGGAACGGACAGCAGCATCCACGTCCTCGCGGGGAACCTCACCACCGTGCTTCACCGGGTTCCAAGCCCCGATCAGGAACAGCTTCGCGTCATCCAGCCTGCACGCCACCAAAGCTGTCCAGTCATTGGACTTCGACCCGTCGAACCCCAACGTGATCCGGTCACCCTTCTCCAAGGGCCGCTCAACATCCGAACAGGCATCCCACTCATACGGTGCGACCCAAGAGTCCTCAGATGCGTTGACCTGATTCAAAAACTTTCTGCGAGACTCAGTGATCGGGTTACGAACATCCAGAACCGACTCGATGATCGAATCGACCGGCAGCCAAACCGAATCGCCACGGGCTATCTCAATGCCCTCACGGAGCTTCGCCACACCCGCCGCGTAACCGTCCGGGTCTTCCCGCTCAGACGGTATCTCCGACACAGGGGTGTCGGCTGGCGCTTCGAGTGCGTCGTACAGGGTGCCGACATCGACAGCCTGACCTGAATGCACAGCCTGCCAAGCGTCGTAGTCCCGTTCCGCAACGGAATCATCACCGGGGATGTGCGCGTTGCAGATCGACAGAATCCGGGCACCCGGAATCTTCGTGACGTTCCCCTCAATGACACCGGCAAGTTCATGCCCGTCATTGGAGTCCACCCACCACTGCGTTTCGTTACGGATCACCAGGGTGGGGCGGTTACCCTCCATCGAATGGGGGGAGGAGGTGACAGCTTCAATCCTGCCGCCAGCCTCCGAATAGATGATCGTCTTATTGACCTCAAGGCTGTAGTCCTCTTTCAGTTGGGAGGACACCATCACCGGGAACAAACTCATTGTGTTCTTCGTCTGTTCCTGGGACACCGCGACGATCTGAATCCACGCGGCGTGCCTAGGCTTACCCACAGCCTCTGTGCCTGCGAAGTGGCTGAAAGCTACGGGGCCGCACAACTCCACCAGCGACAACGCAGCCGCTAACGGGTCTTTACCGTGCCCCTTCATACGCCGGAACACACCGTTACGGTGGCTGTACCTGCCGTCCTCATCGACGGCGAACCACCACAACACCCAGCGGGCCTGCTCCAAGGTGGGTAAGAAAGCTTCGCCAGCGTTCTCCCCACCGGGGGTCTTCACATACGTCGCCCACCAGTTCAACACACCCCAACCAAGGGTGCGCTCGGGTAGATGCCATGCCCCGTCAACGGTTTTCCGCCAGGTAGGGCCGATCAGATGTGGTGGTGCCGGGAGTAGTTCTGTTTCACCCACCCCCGACACCTCCTCATCGTTTAACTCTGGAACGGCATTACAGCACGTTCGACCAATGGAACCTGTATGTGGAGTGACCGTTGGACAGCACCATGTGATCCCCGACTAACTCCAAATGCCCATCCAGGGACACGGACTCACCGTTCGTCAACAACACCGTGTGCAGCACCGCACAGCACTAGAACAGGGTGCTGTCGAACAGTTTCCAAATCCCGAACCAGATACCGGACGCTGCGAACGTCGCCAACGCAAACCGGAAAGGTGTCCACTGCATAACAAAACCTCCTAGGCGATAGGCAGCAGCGCCATACGCACCACAGCCGAAACAAGTAGAAACGCTGCCAAACCGCCCAAAGCCAGTTGCACCTTCGGGTTTCCGAACTTTGTTGCCACACTGCCGAAAAACAGCACCAACGCGAACAGAATGGTCATCAACGTGTACTGGCTAGCCAACTCACCGGAGATGCTGGACTTGGCCAACAACTCCTCAGCTTTCAAAGCCAGTTGCTCGGACTTCTCCTGGCCAGGCGGCACATACGAGTCCAACGCCAACGGTGTGCCCTTCGGCAGTTTCTCGTCAGCGGGATCGACAGCACCCAGCCACGTTTCCTGCGCCTCATCCAACTCAGGCGAGAACCGTTCAACGATGAACGTGGCGAAATCATCGCGGCCAAGCAGGATCGCTTTCTGCCACTCAATCCACACCGACGCATCCACGCTGGTCTGTTCTGCGCCACGCGCAGCCCAACGGCTTGAGTCCGCACGAAGCACCGTGGACTCCGACACCAAACCCGACGATTTACCGCCCCAGTTACTTGACTGGAACGAAGCCCAGGTGGCTGCGATAGCGGCGACCGCCATGATGATCGCCAACGTGTTCTCATACCAGCGTTGCCTGCGCTCCGGAACCGTTTCGGCGTGATCTTTCGGGGGTGCGGCGAGCAGAAACTCTTTCACCGACCGCCAATTCACCCGGCGCATCAGTCCACCTTCAGACGCATCATGAAAGACAGCAGCGTGGTGATCGCGGTTTTAACCAACAGGATGCCCATGATTTTCCACTGCTCAGGGTCAGTGAAATCGAAGTTGTCTTGGGTCATCATGCCCAGCGTTGTAGTCGCCGCGAAACCGATATCGACTGCCAGGTTTTGCAGCAGGGTGCGTTTCGTGGACGCACCGAACTGCATTTCACCCTCAATCTCATTCGGCGCTTTGACAGTCACCTTCTCCCCGGAAACCGCTTTAGCGATAGCTTTTTTTGCGTTGGCCTGCATTTCCGGGGTGCCGGTCTTGATGCTTTCAGCGACAGCTTGCTTGATAGCGTCCTGCAAGCTCTGGCCGACATCAACCCTCACCGACTCCCCGGTCTGCGGATTAACCGCTTTCAACGCGGGCGGCTGATACGGCGGCACCGGGGCCGGGGTGTAGGTGTAACCCGGCTGCTGCACGTCGTATTGCATCTGCTGAGGTGCCGGGGGTGCCACCGGTCCGGGTGGCGGCGGGGCGGGCCGTGGGGGTGGCGGGCCAGGTTGGCTCTCCCACGGCATCAAGGTAATTCCTCCTAGAAACTGTTACGAGTTTCCTCATAAATCGTGCGGGCATCCACACCCGC